AGATAGTTGATGTGATAGTTTACATCATGATCGCGTGAAGGTACTGGGCTTACTCGCGATTCTTCTCCTCGCTTAATTAAATACTCATTGAGTTTATTAGAATACTTTGAGAGTATGCCATTATTGAAACCTTGTTCATAGTTGACTATATTAATCTTCATTATTCTTTTGCGTAAAAAATCTCTTTACCTTCTGTGGTCTGTATTGACTCTAGTGTGTTCTTGACTAAAGCGAGAGCTTCTGGTCGTGAACGGTGTTTAGATATAAAGCCGTTTGCAAAGGTAATTGTATAATTTCTATCTGACTCATCTTTAATCTCTCCACTAGGTATTGCACAAATATTGATACCGTCGAGCATGATGTTTGCTAACTGAGGATAGTTAGGATTTTGTACCACAGTAACTCGTGGGTCTAAGTTTCTTAATTCCTCTTCAAATTCAGAGAATACTCTCATTGTAATGCTTTTTTAGTTTCTACCGCATTAGTAAATAGCACCAAACTCGCTGCCACAATGTCAGAAACAGACTTAGAAGGTAGAGTCACCGCATTTCCATAACTTTGACCATTATGCTGGAAAGTATATGCGAGTTTCCCCTTCTCGAATAAGACGTCTATCTCTAAACCGTCTGGTAGCGTCACTGTTGAAATTCTTTTCATTACATATAGTATACCATAAAACAAAAAAGACCCGCAATGGGTCAATTCTGTTGAAAACTTTACTAAGTATATTAGTTGTTTCCTCCTCCACCTGCAACGTAAGAAATACCTCCTGTAGCACCTGTCTTAACGTTAATAATCCAGTTTGAGTTAAGTGTCTTAACTGCAAACGGCATTTTCCAACCAACTGTTGAAAACATGTTAAGAGGGTTACTTGTGTCGTTAGGACCTGGATTCTTTACAATAACAACTGGTGTTGTGATTGAACCAAGGTTGATAACTCCGTAAGCATTCTTTCCGAAGATAAAGTTTGAGTAAACTGCAACAACACCTGCTGAAGTAGCTGTAACTGGAGAACCTGAAAGTCCTGCTGATACGTCCTTGTGCTGGTTGTTACTTTCTACGAACTCTACACCATGGAGCTTTCCGATTACACCACGCTCAATAGCGTCTGATGTTGTATATCGGTGAGCGTCGAGCCATTCTGAGTCTCCGAAGAGGTCATAAGCTGTATCTGGGCCGATAATACCTCGGTAGTATCCGTTTTCGAACTTCTGAGCCTTGTTATTCTTCAATGTACGAACTGCCTTTCGGATTTCAACACCACTGAATACGTCTGTAGTCATGATGTCTGAAGCAAGAGTTGCACCTGTTGCAATCTGTGTTGTAGCTCCTGAAGCCAATTCCTGTCGAATAAGTCGGTCAATAGATTCACCTGCATTCTGTCCATGTACTTCTACATGTTCCTGAAGTCCTACGTCGATCTGTGTCATTGAGAACAATGAACCAACGTTTGTAACGTTACCGTATTCTGCAATTGTTGCTGATACGTTTGTTGCTGTCATTGCTACTTCTGTTGGGTTTGTAGCTTCTGAAAGCGCACTTGTTACGAGAGCTAGAGGTGAGAATCGTGTGAATCGTACCACTGAACCTGAGTTCAAAGGAACTGAGCGAACCTGAGCACCGAAATCGTGTCGGAGTTCAATCTTTGCTCGATCCAAGAACACTTTGTCGTAATACACCTGTGCTGGTGTGATTAAACTTGTTGATGTTGCCATTATTTATAATTTAAACGTTAACAGTACCTTAGTTTGAATTAGCGAAGCCGATGAGTTTAGCGAGTTCTTCTGGTTTCATATTTCTCATCTGTTCTGGAGTATACTTTCGTTCTACTTCTGACTGTGATGATTTATCTGATACCTTTCCTGCTGCCTCTTCTGCTGCACGTTGCTCTCTCGCTGTTCGAAGTCCTAGTACAAGCGGTGATTTATCATTCGCGAGTGCCTTAAGTCCTCCGTTGTGCATAATGAGGTCAATTTCTTCCTCAGTATACCCTTGTCGATAGAGCTTAAATTCGTCTGCCTTTAGAATATCTGAAGGCTTTGTCGATACTGTTTCACTAATAGTAGCCTGAGACTTAGTTTCCTTCTTGACCCAATTACCTTCTGAGTCTTGAATAAAACCTTCTGCCTTTTTAGCTCGTGCGTACAGTTTCTTATTCTGTTCTTCAAGAGCTGCCAATCGTTCCTCGGCTGTGGACGACGCGTTTACTGTTTCGTCAGTGATGTTTAAAGTGTCACCATTCACATTTGTTTCATCATTCATATAAGCTATGTTTGATTCGATTTAAAGGGTTATCTCCCATGAAAGGTTTTTAACGAGGTTTCCTCCCTAAGCCCTCATACTTCTAGTGCTGACCCATTGCCCCATGCTTCTCACGTTCTGGCTTCCAACCTGTTTTCCTCAAAGTCCCGTACACATACTTAGCTGCTCGTTTACCCTTGAGTCCTTTCTTTTTAGCCTCTCTCTTAAGTTTTGATTCAAGTGCTTTTGGCATGTTACATGTATTGATTATTACCTGCTGCTGGCACGTCCTGCTTTACTCGTGGATTCTTAAACTTAGCTGACAAGTTTTCATTACTTGCTGTCTGATTAAGGTTAGTTCCTGTGTTTCGCATATCCGCTGTCTTTGTAGCAATAATGTTAGCTACTGAGTTGTCATATGCTGGTGCTGTAACACCATTTCCTACTGGCTTCTTAGTATCTAAACTTGGTTGTGTTATATTTGGATTCAATATACTCATGATATTTATAATTAACGACCCATACTCATTTCTTTTGTTGATAATTGCCCATACACACTGTTTTCTGCTGGCTTCTTTCCTTTACCTACTAACTTAGATTGTTCAACGAACTTCCATAAACTGTCATAAGCGAGCTTTCTACCTATAATCTCTGCCTTTACTGTTTCTGCTGGCTGAGATGTATCGACTGTCGTCATATCAAGTAAAGGTTCTATGAACTCCTTTATGAGTTCTTCAACTTGATACCACTCTGGGTCATTATAGAATCTTGCTTGTACAGTTTTATTCATAGTTATTCCATTTCTGCATGGTCACCGACCTTATGTTCTTCTTCTCCGTATGATGACGATTTCATGTCCTTCATCATTACTGGATTACGTCCTTCCTTACAACCTTGAGGATAGATAGTAGCTTCTTCTCGTCCTTGTCCGAGACTAATATCTCCTACTACGAAATTTTTATTTGATTTATCCATATTTATGCTGTTACTTCTGCTGGTAATTGCTCTGGCTCTGCTGGAGCTGCCAATCCCATTGCTTCGGGATTACTTTCGACCACTTGCTGCGCCTGCTGGTCTGCTATCTCTATCTCTCCCTGAGAAACCCCGAGAGCTTCTGCATATTTAAAGTAGAGTAACTTATATCGAGGGTCATTCATTGCCTGAGGATTGTATGCTGCAAGAAGTGCCTGAGTATTAGTTGCAAGTGCTTGAGGATTTATCTGTTCGTTACCGATATTAAAGTCAAACTCAAACTCTGCGTCATTGTAGAACTTCTCCTTAATCTTAATAAATCTGTTATCACCGAACTTCTTGTATTCCTTAATTGCTCGCTGTTTCTCTGCCTCTACTGACTCTAGTGTTGCAAGTCTTCCTGCTAGGGCTTCACTCTTAATAAAGTCATTAGCGTGTATTTGAGCAGCGGCCTCGTCGAGCTTAGCGAGTTCTTGAGATGAGCCTGTAAATCGCATTATATGCTCTGGTGTGAGGTCTTTAATGAGGTTAGGCAATACAAGGTCATTAAAGAAGTCTCTCAACATATTTGTATAGTTCTCACGCTTAAATCCAAATGTTGATGTCGCTTGCTGTTGTGCATTGATAACGGCTGTTGCTGTTGTAGAAGCCGCACTTACTTCACCTGATACAGCGTCATATGCAAATGATAGTCTCTGTGCATGCTGTGTATAACTTGCTTCTTCTGAATCGAAAGCTGATAGGTTTCTCTCTTCATTAACGATAGGCTCTATACCATTAGGTGACAATAGAATATCTCCACTTTCGAGGTCTGTAAGTATATTTCGAACAATCTGCTTATCTTTTGTCTGGAATAGGTGAATCGTCGATACTTCCATTGAGATACGCTTCTGATTCTTGATTTCATTGATACGAACCTGTGTATCGAATAGAGCTTCAACAATACCAAGTCCTAACCAACGGCCGACAATCTTAGTATAATGAAAGTCCTTAAACGGCCAATCCTTATACCAACGTGACTTAAACAGTACAACTCCATATTCTCCAATAGGTTTACCTTCTCCGTTCTTCTCAAGAGAATCTGCTCCAGCTACGATAAAGAGAGCCTTTACCATTTCGTCTGACTTTCCACCGTCTATCCAGTACTTAGGCACTTCACCATATCGCTTATATACCTTGATGTAAGGAGTTGATTGTAATTGATTAACTGTACCGTCTTCGTCTTCGTATGATGACTGTCCTGTTCCTTCTCCGAATCGTTCTATTGCTACATCAACATTATCCCAACCAGTAGCACGAAGCTCTGTAGGTGTCATGTAATGAATGGTTGTAACAAATCGTGAGTCCTGAATATTCTCAACTGTAGGGTCTAGTATGAGCTTACGAAGGTCTACAGTCTTTGCACCGTCTTTAGTCTTCTCAAGGACAACTGAACCGTACCGAGGTGCTTCTTCTGCAATCTTATTAAGGACATTAGCTAGTTTAGATGTCTTTAACCACTGTTTAAGTTCCTTTTCAAGGAGGTATGTAGCGAAGTATGTCTTTGCATTCTGTGATAAAAGACGAATGTCCTTTGTATCTACATCAAGCATTTTAGTTGCTACCTCACACGCTGGTACAACAACATTGAAAAAGAGTTTCTCTCGATTAAGATATGTAGAAGAACCTTCGAACTTAGAGTTTAAGTAAAGGTGAATACGTTTAATTGTCTGATATTGATTGTATGAGTACCCTGGAACGATTGATATATACTGGTCAAAGAAGTCTGATTTCTCTTGGCGTATTTGACTGAAAATGTTAGGTGAATCCATAGTAACAGTCTATCAAAGACATGTCCTATATAGTGTCTCATTGACCACAGAATATTATTCTATCGCTATACTAAGCCAATGTACGACAATCTTTTTGACTACCACTCTTAATATGTCGTGTAAGTTCAAGTATTACTTTCTGTTCAAGGTCTCCGAATATATTGCTATTTACAACTTGTGCTCCCATATCACGAGCTGGCTTAGTCAAAACATATATCTCACCTAAGAATAACCAGCGTTTCATTTGTCGTGAGCGTATGTTCTTTCCTGATTTAAAAGTTACATATTCTGCCAAATCTTTATGTGTATAGCTTAATAACTTGTGTCGTTTCCATATCTCATGCCACATAGCTTCTGATACTCCATACTCTTGAGCAAACCTTCTTGCTGGGTGAGTGTAGAACAATTGAGATTTATTGATACGAATGAGCATTAGTTAAAAGATTTAGATTTACCTCTATTTTCATACACTTTATGCTGCATGTAAATATCTGGTGTTGTTATCTTACTTACGGCCCAATAACGTAGCATGTCGGCAGCATGAGATGTCCAGTCATGTAACGGGTGTGCTTTATAGTCTCCCATTTTATCATTCCATTCCTTTTGATACTGACTAATGGCATTTATGAATGTTGCACACTTCTCTTTGTCTATCCACAACCCTCTTAATCTTAAGCGTACAGCGTTAATACCGTCTTCAATAGGTAGGTTAGGTACTACTTCAAAGTCTATACCGAGCATAGCAGCAATCTCTTTGCGTGATTTACCTGTGGAAAACTCCCTTACAGCAATGTCGTGAGGTGCAAAGTGTTGTGCATATGTATATCCCTTATTATGCAACTCATTTATATAAAAATTTAGCCCTTCTCCACTTGCTTCAAAGTAATCTATCATTCGGCATTCCATACCAGCAAACTGAAAGAAACCAATAGCTGTACTATCTCCTACTCCCAAGTCCCACCATGTATATACTGGTAGCATAGGCTCATATGGTACATTACCTATTCTTCCTTCATCACGAGCGGCTTGTAGTTGTTTAGTGTAATAAGCACCTTTGAGTGTAATACCAGTCCAACTTCCATTAAGCCATGCGTCTCTTAAATCATCATCTTGTATAGACTCAAGGTATTTTATATATCCTGGGTCTGCGTCCATGAGTTTAGGATTGTCCTGTACTCTTGAGGGAACGAATACTCTTGTTCTTCCTGTTCTTTGATCTTTAGTCCGTATAACGTCTGTTGGTACATCTGGTATATCCCAACGTTTCTTTACCCATGAGTATCCTGGGCCGTCTGGGTTAGTTGTAGCAAATACTTGTGGCTTTATTCCTGGAACTGTTGAACGACATGAGCCTAGTATCTTTTCATAGTTAGATTCACTTGATATGTGTGTAATCTCTTCGAGTAGAATGTTTTGGTATTCATGTCCTTGGTACTTAGAATAGGCATTATCATCTTTAAGGTGTCCTGTTCGTATCTTTGCCCCACTTGGGAATGTAAAGCAATCTCCTGTGTATACTCCACCTGCTGGTGAATACATGTGACGTGCTCTGTCTATCCAGTCTGATAGGTCAGTTGCATTACGTCGTATGACTAGTGCTCTGTATCTTGGTTTATCTATGTGATATAGAAGCCATGCTTGACCTGCGTCGGTCTTTCCCCCTCCTCGAGCTCCTCCATAAAGTATTTCGTCTTCGTTAGACTGTAGGGCTATTTGTTGTTTGGGTTGTGGACTCCAGTGTATTTTCATTTTTACTTGGTAGAACTACTACTCCTTGTATTTTATCTCCTCCACTAGTTACATCTTGTTCAGTAGCTTCTCTATATCCACGTTGACTGAGTATTACTTTTGCTATAGTTGGATTATATGTTCCTGCTAAGCCGTTATTTAGTAATACTTGAGCTTGACTGTTGAGTAGGTCTTCAATACTGTCGGAGAATTCAGAGAACTCTTTACGCCAAGCATAAACTGTGTCCCTATTTATACCTAAATATATTGCTAATCCTTCTATAGAAGGCAAAGAAACCTTGAGGCGTTTTGTCTCAGGGTCATATGTATCTTTGCAAGAATTTATATATTCTTTTACCTTTTCTACTATTTCAGGTGTATAGCTTGAGTGTCGTGCCATTCCCTATATTATATCACATAGCTTGCGTCTTGTAATCTATACTCAAAGGTGAATACAACGAGTGCTATTGCTATGATGAGCCATAGGGCGAAGATTGTATAGAAGATTGTGTAGAGGTATTTCATTACTTTACACAGCTAATTCCTCCAACATCAGATTGGCCAAGGTTTGTACTTGTCTTTAGCATTGTATAGCAGGTTATTGTTGTGGTTCCTACAGTGTCTTGAAATCTAAATACCTTCATATTGTTACTACCGAAATAGTCATTATTTACAACTGCGGCGTTTTTTGCGTCCACATGAGTGAAGTACGATATTGCAAACGCGGTAGTTGCAAACATAAACGGTACAAATGCTGCGATTATTAATAGTTTTTTCATGTGTTTATTATATCATTATTAACGCTATCACCACTATACACATCATTCCAAACACTATGGCTATCTTAGTTTCTGGGGTCATTTTATTCACTACATTCAAGACATTTTAATAATCCATTCTTCAGATTGTATACCAACCCTTCTTTACCACATTTATGACACTTATCGTCTACTACTCTCTCATAACTCTTATACTTAGGCTCTGTG